ATCTTGGCAGGTATTTTGAATGCCTCATCAGGTGGTACAGGCGTTGGAGGTACCTTAACAGGGTACGTCTATGGTAATGGCACAGGTGTCATGACAGCCTCGACCACGATACCTACGACTGCTTTGAGTGGCACAGTGACCAATGGTCAGTTGGCTAATAGTGCAGTCACAATCAATGGTTCAAGTGTCAGTCTAGGTGGTAGCGTAACTATCTCAGCAAGCACCACAAGCACATTGACAATTGGCACAGGCTTGACTGGTACTAGTTTTAATGGTTCATCCCCAGTAACCATCGCAATTGACTCAACTGTTGCGACTTTGACTGGCACACAGACCCTGACCAACAAGTCAATCAGTGGCTCAACCAACACATTCACAAATATTCCCAACAGTGGATTGACTAACTCTTCAGTCACTGTAGGATCAACTTCTATTGCTCTAGGTGCGACAAGCTTGACGTTAGCAGGTCTAACCTCAGTCACAGTCACCCAAGACCCTGTAAGTGCTCTACAACTGGCAACCAAGCAGTATGTTGACTCTGTTGCACAAGGTTTGAACACCAAAACCCCTGTATTAGTTGCTACAACAGCGAATATCACGCTTTCAGGCGAACAAACAATTGATGGAATCGCAACTTCTGCAAGTCGTGTTTTGGTCAAGAATCAAACCACAGCTTCACAAAACGGTATCTATCTATCTGGTTCTGGTGCATGGACTCGTACTACAGATGCCAACACATGGAATCAACTGATCTCTGCCTATGTATGGGTAGAGGAAGGAACGCTACAAGCTGATACTGGATGGGTCTGTACGGTCGATCCGGGCGGTACTTTGGGTACCACAGCGGTCACTTGGGTTCAATTTTCGGGTGCAGGTACCTATACAGCAGGCACAGGACTGACCCTCACTGGCACCCAGTTCAGCATTACCAACACAGCGGTGACAGCAGGCTCCTACGGTTCAGCAACCCAAGTGGGCACGTTTACTGTCAATGCTCAGGGTCAACTGACCTTGGTAGGTAACACGACAGTGACCCCTGCGGTCGGCTCCATCACTGGTCTAGGTACTGGCGTAGCGACTGCTTTGGCAGTTGGGGTGGGTACCGCAGGTGCGTTTGTCGTCAACGGTGGAGCTTTAGGCACGCCAAGTAGCGGAACAGTTACTAATCTGACTGGTACAGCGTCAATCAACATTAACGGTACTGTAGGTGCTACAACGCCTACAACTGGAGCGTTTACGACCATTTCAGCGTCTGGGGTGATCACTTCGACTGTTGCAACTGGTACAGCTCCATTCACAGTCGCATCGACCACCACAGTGGCAAACTTGACAGCGACAAACTCTGTAAACACTGGCACTACAGCTACCACAACTGGAGCTACAAACTATCTAGTCTTCAAGACAGCTACTAGTGGAAACTTGCCAGAATTGGTAAACTCGTCAATAACTTGTAACGCAGTCAATGGCACAATAACGGGTGGCATTGCAGGTGGAGCATTCTAAGGAAAAAACATGGCACAAAGCGGATATACACCGATACTAATTTACGCTAGTGGTACAGCTTCTAATGTGCCATCAGCCACCAACCTGACAAGCTCCTCATCTGGTGCTGAACTGGCTCTGAACTACACAGACGGTAAGCTTTACTACAAAGACAATTCAGGTACTGTTCAGGTATTGGCATCCAAGGCTTCTGCCTCCAACACTTTTCAGACATCGTTGTCTGGTCTGACTCCATCCACAGCGACAACAGGTGCTGTGACGTTGGCAGGTACTCTGGGCGTGGCATCAGGTGGTACTGGTCTAAATTCTCTGACCTCCAACTATATTCCTTACGGTAACGGTACAGCAGCTTTCAACAGCTCATCAGGCTTTACATTTAACGGTACCACGCTTTCAGCACCCAATTATTTAAGCACAGCTACGATTAGCAACCCTACGAACGTGGGTGCATATTCCTTTGGTAGTTTGAATTACTACGACACTGGGCTTTTCGGAACATTTGCAACCACCATCAATGGTTACGGATATTTAGCTGTTCAAAATCAAAGCTCTGGTGGATTTGCATCAACTGACTTTGCAATCTACAACAACAATAACGGCACGAATTATGTCAACGTAGGTATCAACAGCTCTGGATACGGTGCCTTTAGCGGTACTGGTGGAACTGGTGGTACATCAAGCACAACGCTGACAATTTCTGCTGTATCAAGTGGTAACTTGCTTTACGGTGCTGTGGTTTCTGGTACTGGTATTTCTGGTTCGCCAACAATTACCACTCAGTTGACAGCAACAGGCACGCCTGTGGCATCGCCCACAGCTACTGGTACAAGTGGCACATCTGTCATTACTGTGTCTGCCAATACAGGTATTGCAATCGGTCAATTGATTTCAGGTACAGGTATTCCATCAGGCACATTTGTTGGTAGCTTTGGGACATCAAACCCACTGCAAATCAACTTGGTCAATTCATCTTTTGCTTCTGTCAATCTGACGACAACTGCAAGTGGAACATACAACTTCTACCTACAAGGTGGAGTTGGTACATATACCCTGAGCTCTGCTCAAACAGTTAGCAACGGAACAACTATCACAGCTCAGGTAGCTGGCTCGTTCAACCAACCAAACAATGGCTATCTCTACTCTTACAGTTCAGACATGGTCATTGGTACATATTCGACCAACAGCCTACGTTTAAATGTCAACAACAGCACAACTGACTCAATGGTTGTGTCTGGCTCGACTGGATTGGTGGCGTTCCCCGGTACTGGTGCGATTACTTTACCAAGTGGAACAACTTCACAACAACCGAGCGCAGTTGCAGGTATGTTGCGTTTCAACAGTCAAACATCTCAGTTTGAGGGTTACAACGGATCAGCATGGGCATCTGTTGGTGGAGCAGCGATCAGCAACGTCACCAACAATGCCACCTACTATCCACTATTTGCTAATGCTACCTCTGGTACTGCATTAACAATCTACACATCAAGCCCCAACTACACATACAATCCAAGCACTGGTAACTTACAAGCACCTCAGCTATATTCAAGCAATGGCTTGACAGTCAACAGTCTGACTGTGTCAACGAGTTACACCATCCCAACAGGTGCGAGTGCATTCAGCGTTGGCCCTGTAAGCGTGGCAACAGGTCAAACAGTTACAGTTCCATCGGGTAGCCGTTGGGTTGTTCTATAAGGATAAGACATGGCAAACATCATTAACGCATCAACATCTTCAGGTCTGACATTTAGTTCAGATTTGACAGGTAATACGCAATTTCAAACCAATGGCACAAATACGCTTTTTATAGACACTAACGGCAACTTAGGTGTAGGAGTTACTCCTAGTAGCACAGGTGGCGGAAAAGCCATCGAATTAGGTGGGACTGCATTAAACACAATATCTTTTTTAAATAGTGGCAATATTCAAGGGTGGATAACATCTAATGCTTATTACAACGGCACAAATTGGCTTTTTAAATATGGAAGCGGTGCAACAGCAACAGCCTATGCAACAAATGTAAATGGTCAACATCAATGGCTTGTAAGTCCAAGTGGTTCTGCTGGAGGAACAATTAGTTGGACACAAGCAATGACACTAGATAATAGTGGTAATTTGTTTGTTGGTTCAACAAGCGATCCTGCAAGTGGAAAATTTGCAATAAGGGCGGCTAATAATATTAATTTATCTATGGGCGCATCTACTGGTTCTATATCAGGAGCTTTGTGTTTTAATTTTATTAATAATACAAATGGCGCAAACGTACCATTTGAAATCAGATGTTTGCCAGGTAATTTTTATATAACCAACGGATTAAATTCTGGTTCTGGTTCAACAATGGTTTTTAATACCTCAACAGGATTAGTCTCATACAGTACATCTTCACTTAGGTATAAAGAAAATGTACAAGATATTAAATACGGTTTAGCTGATGTATTAAAAATGAGAGCTGTTAATTTTGATCATATCTCCGACAAGGTTGCTGATATTGGTGTAATTGCAGAAGAAATGATAAACGTAATTCCTGAAGTAGTTGGTAAAAATAAAGATGGATTAGCTGATTATGTTAACTACGATAAACTAACTGCAGTTTTAATTAAATCAATTCAAGAATTATCAGCAGAAGTTACAGCCCTCAAAGCAAAGGTAGGTATCTAACATGACATACGGAACAGTCTTAGCAGACCAAATACAGAACACCACAGGCTATACGCTTGGGGCAGGGAATGCGACCAACTTTAAGAATCGCATCATCAATGGTGCGATGAACATAAATCAATATGCTTTATCAAGCACTGCAACTGCTTTAGGTTCTAGTGGTTACTACTTAGTAGATAGATTTCAATCTATTGTCAGCCAAGCAAGCAAGTTATATGCGGGTTACAACACAGGTGCTGTAACGCCACCCGGTGGATTTCAAAACTATCTAGCATTCACTTGCGGAGCAACTGCAACTTTAGGTGCAAGTGACTACTTTGGAATGTGGCAAAAGATTGAGGCAAACAATGTATCCGATATTCAGTGGGGTACTGCAAATGCTATAAGCATGACTTTGTCTTTTTGGGTTTACTCAAATACAACAGGAACATTTGGTGGCTCTGTGCAAAACGCCTCACAAACTCGCTCCTATCCTTTTGTTTATACAGTAGCATCATCCAATACTTGGCAAAAAATTACAATTACAGTACCGGGAGATACTTCAGGTTCTTGGACTTTGAATGGAACAGGGGCTTCAATTTATGTTGTTTTTGGATTAGAAATTGGTTCTAATTATCAAGGAACTCCCACAACATGGAGTGGTGGAAACTATTTAGGTGGAACAGGAATGTCAAATACATTCTTGTCATCTACATCAAATTATGTTTATATCACTGGTATTCAATTTGAAGTAGGCTCATACGCTACAGGATTTGAATATCGTGATATTGGTCGTGAGTTAATTTTGTGCCAAAGATATTATCAAACTGGGTTTTACTCTAGAGCAATTGGCGGTACTAATGGGAGTGGCGGTGCAATTTTGTATTCGCATTTTCCTTTAATAACTACAATGAGAGCAACGCCTTCTTGCTCTGCCTCAGGCACTGTTAGTGTAGACCTTATGGGGGCTGGAACATTCACTTCTAGCAGTTATGGGCAACCTGTTGGAGAAGGTATTAACGGCTTTAAATGGGATATTAGCGGGCTTGGAGCAAGTCTTTCATATGCTTATGTTGGTCAAATCACAAATGCAGGAATAAGTCCTGTAGCAAGTGCGGAGTTATAAATGAAAAATTACAGATTACAAACAATTTCTAATAACATCACAAGCATTCTTTTTGATGATGGCTCAGGAAGAACTTGGTCTGTGCCTATCATTGACCCTACAAATACTGATTTTATCAATGTAAAAAACGAACTTGCTGAGGGTGCGTCTTTAAAAGACGCTACAGGTACTGCAATGACAGCAGAACAGATTAAAACATTCTTGGAGACATTGCCATGAGCCTAATTTTGGATGGTACAAACGGGGAAACATTTCCGTCGTGGACTACGGCTACTAGACCTGCAAGCCCTGCTGTTGGTCAGATGGGTTACAACACGACTACTGGTAACTTTGATATGTATACCGCTAGTGGATGGGTATCAGGATTCACTAGTGCAGGTGGTCAACTGAGTGGCAATTTAACCTTTGCATCTGGGACTAATGGAATCATATTCAACAACTCATCAGCACTAACCAACTCCACGCTGAATGATTATGAGACTGGTACTTGGACACCTGTTTGGAACGGATTGGGTTCTAATCCAACTATTACTTATAGCACTCAAAGTGGTTATTACACCAAAATCGGAAACATGGTTTACCTAACATTTAGATTAGGTATTTCAAGCATTTCTGGTGGAAGTGGTCAGTTAGTTATTAGAGGGATGCCTTTTTTATGTAGCACAGCAAGCAACAATTTTGGTGCATTGAGTTTGGCTTACCCAAGTAGTGGTTGGTCAACTGCCGCTCCAACTTATGGTCGTTTTACAGGTGGAAACAATTTTATGGAATTGTATTATTTGTCAAACACAACAACTGAAGCAAATATTAATGTAAATTTTTTAACAACTTCTGCACAGTTGATTATGAACATTTGGTATCAAGCGCAGTTTTAATCGTAACTAGGTCGGATGGCTTAGTCGGACAGATTTTTTAACCAAAGGAGAAGCAAAATGGCTTTAACAAAAGAAGTAGCAATTGACAAGATTGAAGTGTTGGAAAACGGAAGCATTCAAGTGCGTGAAATCACTCGTGTGATGGAAGATGGCAAAGAGTTGTCAGCGTCTTATCATCGTTGGTCTTTGTCCCCCGGTGATGACTTGACTGGTCAAGAATCTAAAGTAGTTGCAATTGCTAATGCTACTTGGACACCTGAAGTTGTTTCTGCTTATAAAGCAATGATTGATGCTCAACAAGCAAGACTGGCATCTAACGCCGCTCCACAGGCATAATTAAAAAAGGGTTAAACCGCTGACCCTAACAGCGGGATTTTTTGAAGAAGGAAACTGCAATGGAAAAAATCACTTTATCAATTCAACTGATGAACCAAGTTATGGGGTACCTAGGTACACGCCCATACCAAGAGGTTTTTCAACTGGTAGAAGCTTTGCAAGCTGAAGCTAAGGCTCAAGCTCAAGCTCAAAATACTAATCCGATTAGTACTCCAGAGGCACAGTGATGGGCGATGTGCACGATCTTGCCAACGAAACTGACAAACGCCTTGCGGTTCACGAGGCGGTCTGTGCACAGCGTTATGCTGAGATTCAAAAGCGTTTTGACGACGGATCAAAGAGGATGCGACGCATCGAATACTTGCTGTATTTGATCGCAGGTCTTTCTTTGGTAGGGGCTCAGAACGCTTTAGAGATACTCAAAACACTCATCATGAGGTGATGTAATTGATCCTTTTACCCTTGTCGCCCTTGCATCTGGAGCACTCAAGCTCATCAAAGAGTCTTGTGAGATGTACAAAGAGGGACGTTCAATCGTCAAAGAGGTCGTCAGTGATGTAAAGGGAGTCGTCAAAGATGTCAAGGATGTCCAAAAAGACGTTCAAGGCATCTTTGGCTTTTTGTCATCTATCTTTGGTTCTAAGCCGAAAATAAATGAGAAAAATGCAGAAAATGTGCAAAAAGTGGCTCCAAAAGCTACTGGAAGCAAAAATAAAGCAGAACCTGAGTTTGATGAGTCAGCAATATTTTCTCAGGTAGGGCAGAGTTTGATGGACTTTTTCAAAGCTCGAAATGCTTTGGCAATGTTCATCAGTGAAGAGGAGGAAAAGACAAGGCATGTTATTGACAACTTAGACGAGGCAAACGATATTGCGATTAAGTTGACATTGGCAAACTTGCAGATGGAGCAGATGAATGTTGATCTGAGGGAGTACATGATTTATCACGTTCCTCCAGAGATGAAAAATCTGTATTCAAGAGTCAATGAAATGTTAGAGGAGGTAGCAAACCAACAAGCAGTTGCTAGGCAAGAAGAACTAGTTAGGAAACGGAATGACGAATGGCGACGAAAACAGGTGGAAGACCAAATCAAAGACCAGTTCCTGACTATAACAGTTACCCTAGTAATAATAATGTGGGGATGGGGACTAGTGATAGCACTAACGCATACGCCACAATATTGATTATTGTTTTGCTTGTGATCCTTCTAGTGTTTTTGCCAGTAATGGCGTGGATGTATGTAGACATAAGGGCGATGGAAATTCGAGTAGATCGAGCACTTAAAAGAATTGAGAGCAAATGAGAACATGCGTTTTATTGACTTTGTTGTTAGTGGGGTGCGGAGACCAGTACCGTTATTTTTGCCAGAATCCTGACAACTTTAACAAGGCTCAGTGCCAAAAGCCTCGTTGCGAGTTTGACCAAACTTGCCCAGAATATCTTGTAGCCCCAATCTTGGAGAAAAAAGTTGAAGGAACTATTGTTAGCCCTCCTATCCAACAAGTCGGATCAGCCACGACTGTCTGCCGATGAAATAGAAGTCCGAGTCAGGGCTTTTGTGATCGTCATGGTGACGCTAATCTTTGCGTTCATTACCTTTGCTTTGCTGTATTCAGTGACCTTTGTCACTCAGCCTATCAAGCAAATGGCTCCCATCGACCAAGCTTATACCAAGATGCTCAATGACATCGTATTGCTCATTGTGGGTGGTATCGGTGGTATCTTGACCAAGGGGCTTACAAACGAAGCCACCAACATGATGAACGCTGCCAAGGCGAACAAAGATGCTTATGTGGCACCTCCACCCCCTCCCCCCACTCCTGTGGTCGTGATGTCGGGTGGTGGATCAAATCCTTCATGGACTCCCCCTACTCCTCCCACAACGCCTCCAACACTGGAGAATGACGAGGAGAGACTAAGAACAGCTACAGCAAGGGAGAGCACTCGTGCTTAGTCTATTCTTTGGGAATCTGTTTTACTATATTGCTATTCTCGCTGTAGTGGTGGGAGTGGCTTTGTATGGCTTGAGTTATGTGACCAAATTCTTGCCTATGTTGGGTGCTTACGCTTTGGTCATGCAAGTTTTCGGAGTTATCTTAACAATAGGAGGTAGTTACTATGTCGCAGATCACCAAGGTTATCAAAGACGTGTTGCAGAAGATCAAGTCGAAATTGAGCGACTTAATGGCGAAGCTCGGGCAAAAGAAGTCGAGCTAAACCAAAAATTGGCAGTTGCTGATACAGCACTGAAAAAGGCAAAAGATGATGTTAAAACCAAGCAGTCTAATCTCAATGCTCTCGCTGATTCTGGCGAGTTGCGCCTCCCATCCACCTGTGGTGTACAAACCGATTCAGATGCCACCGCTGTCACCAGAAATTCAACCCATGAATCCGAATCTGAGCGACAGACTGTCAAAGAGCTTATCTCCATCGCAAGCGACGGTGACACAGCAATCATCGCCCTCAACAGTTGCATCTCCCAGTACAACCAAGTAAGGGACATCGTTAACAAGGGGGTCAAATGATTACTGCTGACCAACTTCAAAGACTGGGTATCGCACCTGTTTGGGTTGACCCTCTGAACGATACTTTTGATCGGTACAAGATCACCACGACCGAGGAGCAAGCTTGCTTTATTGGGCAGTTCTCATACGAGTCTAATCACTTCAGGAGCTTAGAGGAGAACCTGAACTATCGTCCTGAGACGCTCATGCAACTATGGCATAACCGCTTCCCAACGATGGAAGAGGCTATGAAGTACGCCCATCAGCCTGAAAAAATAGCCAACCACATTTACCAACTTCGTATGGGAAACCGAGACGAGGCATCTGGCGACGGTTGGAGGTTTAGGGGATCAGCGATCTGCCAATTGACTGGGCATGACAACTTCTACCACGCAGGGGTCGCTCTCGGTATCGATCTGGTGAGAAACCCAGACTTGGCTCGGACACCCAAGTGGGCAGCCCCAATCGGTGGATGGTTCTGGTCTACCCATGGATGTAACCGATTAGCAGATGCCAAAGACTACAACGGGCTCACCAAGGTCATCAATGGGGGCTTATTCGGTGCAGAACAACGAGTCGCTGTCATGCATCAAGTTGAACAGGTTTTGGGTGCTTAAAGTGCCCTTGTATATGATCAAGGTCAATGGGAAAATAGAGCCAATAATGGGGAAAATATGAGTAACACACCTTCTTGGGTAATGACCTATGACAGCTTGAATGCGATTGTTCTACAGTACTTAGAACGGTCTGATCAAGCTACGATCAACGCTATCCCCACCTTCATTACCTTGGCTGAGTTTGAGATCGCCCAAGAGATCAAGACTTTGGGTCAATTGCAGATCGTTGAGTCATCGATGGTAACTGGCAACCCAGTGCTCCAAAAGCCCGCTCGGTGGCGTAAAACAGTGTCGATGAATATCACTGACAGCGTCGGCAACAAAACGCCTGTATTGCTTCGTAAATACGAGTACTTGACGAATTATTGGCCAGACAACGCACTGACTGACAAGCCCCTCTTTTACTCAGACACTGACTGGGATCACTGGTATATCGCCCCTACCCCAGACCAGAACTACACATTTGAGGTGTTGTACTACGAGCGTATTGCACCTCTCAGCTCGACCAATCAGACCAACTGGTTGACCCAAAACGCCCCAACAGCGATGCTCTTTGGAACATTGTTGCAAGCGATGCCTTTCCTTAAAAACGACCAACGACAGATATTCCAACAGAAGTACACTGAAGCAATTCAGTCACTGAAAACTGAGGATGTTGCTAGAGTTGGAGACCGACAAGCCGTTGCTGTGGATAGCTAAACATGTATTCTGTTTACATAATTACAAATACTATTAATGCCAAGCAATATATTGGCATTGCATCTGATTTGGAACGTCGATGGAAACGACATCGTCTTGCTAATGAAGGACAGTTAATACATAAAGCCATTAAAAAATATGGTGTTGAAGCTTTTGTTTTTACCCATTTTGCC